CTAATCCTAAAAACGTTGAAGAATTATTTTACGCAGGAGAAAGTCCAAGTAATCTAGAAGTTGCTTTAGCTTTTATGAAATACTACGATGCAAAGAAAATACCAGTTGAGCAAAGAAAGTTTGCACCTTTTATGGCTAGTCCATCAGATGTAAATGAAATGCACAGTGCTTTTGTAGAATTTGGTGTAAGAACTAAAAATGAAAGGTTAGCTGCAGAATACATTGATTATGGTGGTACTTTAAAACAACTCATAAGAAGTCAAGACGCAGAGGTAGCTGACGCATATGATTCAGCAAAAGAAATATATCAAAGTGAGTGGTTTGACAGAATAAGAACTGGCCCACTTGCTCAATTGTTAAAATCAAGAGAAGGACCTGTAAGAGTGTCTGGTAAAAAAGAGCCAGAAGCTATATTTGAATCTATGAAAAAAGATGAGACTTATGATAGAGAGGGTTTTAAAATATTAACCAATGATAACGTATTTAAATTTGCGTACAAAGGTAACATAAACCCTATAACTGTATTTAAACCCCTTACAGATAAAATAACAAAGGCTGCTAAAGATGGTGATACTTTTTCATTGGCTGACATACAAAATAATCTCGAAGACTTAATGCAAAATTTTGGAGATAGGATATCTGGCAAAGCAGGGTTTGATTTAACAACCGATAATGGCAAAAGAAACTTTCAAAACTTCAGAGATATGTTATCTGTCGTTGTAAGAGCAACGTATGCCAAAGATGCAATGGATCAAATAGATTACGTACAAAGCAATCCTTTTATAAGAAAGTCTTTGAAAGAGTCAGGTAATGAGTATGACTTTAAAGGATGGCAAAACTTAGAACCTGTATCCAAGATGTTAAAGTTTAGAGTCAAAGAGATAGACCCTAAAACAGGAAAGCCAGTAGTAAGAATGAAACAAGTTCTTGATTTAGAAGATCTTGTCATAGATCAAAAAGATATTGTTGGTCAGATGGATAAATATCCTGAACTGCAAAGAAAGTATCAAAAAGAAATAATTGAAGAGTTTGATAATAAAAAAGAAGTTTTATTACAAGAAGCAAAGACTGATAATAAAATAGAAGATCTTATGTTCAGAGGAGTAAAACAAACTTTAGGTAGAAGTCTTGATTACAAATCTTTCTATACCGAGTATGTAACTAACGGTACACCAGAAAAATTAGCTGACCTAAAAAATACAATACTAAAAGAATTATCTGGCACAGGTGCTGATAAAATATCAAGTGCTGAAAGAGCAGTCTTTGAGAAGAAAATAAATGAAGGCATACTTCAGATGATAATCAAAGGACAGTTAGAAGAAGCAGGTATGCGTAATGTTAAAGGTTTAGGTGACACTGATTTTGTTGACATTGATCGTCTTACAGATGAAGGAACAGATAAGGACATGTTTATCGACCCTGTAAATAATTTATTGGATAAGTTTAAATCTAAGAAAGGCATAGATGGAAACATGTATCCAATAAAAGTAATAACTAAACCTGAAGATTTATTAGATAGTATTAAGAACCCAAACAAAAGAGAGATATTTGAACAGTTCATGGACAAAGAACATATAGAATACTACGAGAATATGCTAGAGTATATGGTTATGACAGAAAAAGGAGACTTTAGTAAAGTTAAATTAGAAGGTCTAACAAGAGGTATAACAACAAATGAAGCTATCAGTAGAGCTTTTAACTTAGCAAGAGGTATGGTAAGTCCAACCTATGTGGCTGCAGAATTTGCAGTACGTATTGCTGAGATGTCAGGCATACAACTTCTTGGTATGGTAGGTCGAGACAAAGAAGCTGCAAGAATATTAGTTGATATGTTTAAGGTAGGAGTTAAGCCATCTAGTAGAGATGTTGGAACTCTAGCCAATAAAATAACAAGCTTTGTATTTAAAGAAATGGCTCGTATGGGTATAACTCCACCAGAGCATGAAATTAAAACACAAGCTGAATTAGACGCAGAAATAGAAAAGTACAAAAAACAAATGATATCTAAAGGAGATGAGTAATGAAAATGTACAATAACGGACAACGCCCAACAAAAATGTATGGTGGTGGTATGGCTATGAGAAAGCCTATGCAAGTGGGAAATATAGGTATGAAAAAACCTATGCAACAACCTCAAATGGGCATGACAGGAATGGTAGGCACAGGACAGATGTCTGGTATGCGTAAAGGTGGTAAAACGTATCAAACATAGTTACGTGAACCATCCATTATCTCATCACCCATCTTTCGCATAAATCGTAGCAATGCTGTAACTTGGCTTGTTCCATCATACATGGGCAACCCAGTGTTAAGTTCTTTTTCAAGATCTTCTGGTTTCACTGCTTCGTAGTTTAATTCAACATTACCATCTTTATTCAGATAGGCTTCTAACGAAAACAATTTCGCTTTTACTTTGCTTTTAAATTCTTTTTGTTGCATGGATAGGACTCAATTCATCTATTCGTAAGTTGTAACAATCAGCCTTGAATATAAAACCGTTGTCTTTATCGATGTCCCCTTTTCTATATAGAGTAGCTTTTTTGTAGAAGTCCCGCTTAGATATACTACCCAAAATCCAAGCTTTGCTCATGTTAGACAAAACACGAACAAACACGTATTCATCACAATCTTGCTTTGTACCATGTAATGCAATAGAACATTCATAGTGAGGTAAAGGTTTTGAGTTGCAACGTTTAGTCTTAACATCTATCCTTGTACCATTTTTAACAAGATCGTAATTATACGTGTTTACTTCATCCGCACTAATACTATCAGCAACGACTACTTCGCCTATCGCACCTAAAACGTTCCGTGTGCCACCTGTAATACTTCCCTGCAGTATGCCTACAGAAGAAGCCTTTTCCCTTGCACGGCTCATATAGTCATTACTAATCGGTATCTCAACAATCACGATGCACCTAAGTCCACAACTTCGCAGGCATCTGCAGTGCATGCTAATTCTCGTGATCCCGTTGTATTATCTTCCTTTTCAAAATCAGAAAACTTAGACCAGTCTAACGTGGATGGAACTTTCTTGTTCCACTCGTTATACTCTCTTGCATCTATATCTTGATAAGGAGCTTGTTTGTAGGTGTGATCAGAATGGGGAAGAAAGGAAACCCCAGACGAGATATCAAAATTCTCATACACCCACGCACCAACTTCCATCCATTCTTCTTCTTTTACAGTAATCGTAACAGATGGTTTGTGTTCACACCAGTAGGTTGCATATAACTTCCATAACTCTAGTTGTTCTATTGCACCCATTTCTGTTCTGGTGATTGCACCGCTTGGTGACTTCATTGGAAAAGAAAAGACAGTTACGCTATCTGGCTTCATTACGTCTGGCTCATTAGGTATGCCTTCCATTTTCATAAACTCTGTTAGGGGATCTTTGTTGTCCCCACGTACGGTTCTTATATAGAAATCATTGTGTCTAGCGTGTATACCCGACGCAGCATCAACAAGTTGTGATACTGTACCACTTGGCTTAACACAAGTTATAGCAGTAGATTGAGGTATACCTATTGCGTCAGCGTACTCTCTATTTGTATCTATTGCTATCTGTTTCATCTCTTGTAACCAAATCTTTGAATCAGTTGTTTTAGACAGTATATTATGATCCATAATTCCAGTCAAGGAAACTCCTAACAATCTTTCATCTTCTGTGTTCTTTTTCCAAATCTTACGTATATATTTCAAATCAGTTAAGGTAGATTGAAATGTACCAAGCATGGTTGCAACCTTTACTTTGCTTCGTAAGGTAGCTAGATCATCCATTTCCCTCACAACAACCTCTGACAAATTACAAAACTGATAAGGTCTGAGTATAATCTCTGAGCATGGGTTTGTACCCCACATATACCCCGTTTCCCGTCTACCGTTCTTCGACACTTGATGGTCTGCAGCCTGCCTATTGAACATACCACGTTCCCCAGACTTTGACTCGTACAAAGCTAACCATTCCCTCATGTAAGTTTCCATAGCGGGTTTACCTTTGTAAGCAACAGAATTGTTTGCAAGGGATCGCTGTCCATTTGCGTTCCACCACTCTCCCGATTTAGCGTGTGCCATTTGATCATCATTCAAATTAGATAAGCTAATTAGAGCAGATCGTCTAACTCCCCCTACAACAACAACTTCTCCAACTTTACACATAATATCGTGACACTCAATAGGAAACAACTTTCTTCCTTTTGCACTTTTAAATTTATTAATAGTAAATTCAAATAGATTAACTAATGGGTCTGCACCAGATGCCCTACCCCCCATAATTTTCAATCTTGCTCCTGCGGGTCTTACTTTCGACACATCCCAAGAAGGTATCATCCCAGAATAAAGTAAAGCAATCAACTCCCTATACGCCTTTGCCCATCCTATTTTACTATCATCAACAACAAGAACAACATCAGACTTTTGCATACTTTCACTAATCACGGGTAGTTTATCTACATTTTCTCTTTCGACAGAAAATCCTACTCCAGTTCCACACATCAATATATACATAGCTTCATCAAAAGAACGTGGATTATCTACAGGAAGGTAACTACAGTTGTAACCACACACATTATCCCTTTCAAGTGCTTCTCCTGCCGTCATAAACGCCCGCATAGAGGGCATAACATTTAAATTGGTTATGTACTCGGTCATAAGGACTTTATCGCCCTCAGAGAGCTTGTAACCGTGTTTTTCTAAAAGTGCCTTTTCCATAAACGAAATGTATCTATCTACAGTTTCGTGCCAGTTTTCTCTTCTCCCCTCGTCATCAAGCCACCTCGCATAACGTGACTTATGTATGAATTGTTGATAAGAGGTAGGTAAGCTATTTGATATTGACATTATCATTCTCCTCTAAATTTTTTACTACCTTAATCATCTTTTCTAAATAAAACAAGGCTTTTTCCAGATCTTGAGATCCATTCTTGTACCTATATCTCCAAAGATACTTTATTATATTGCCCTGTAAATAATACTCACTACCTTCATTTGTGGCCGCCATAATTGCGTCTAAGGCTTCAATACCTGCTTGATTGTAGTGTGGTGGATGGTTAACCATATCCGTTTCTAATTTACCGTTCTCCATTTGTTTCTTTCTTTCTTTTCTTAAATGCCAACCGATCCAGTCGTAATAACGTTCTGGTTCTATATCTGTATCATCTATCTTTGCCAAAATCAACCTCTATTACATTATCTCTATATTTTACTTCTTTGTGTTTATCTACTTCATCTAATATTTCATCAAACATTCTACCCGTTGAATATCTGTATGCCAATTCAGAATAACCCAGATTAAACAAATCTTCACCTTTTGTTGTAAGCAACCCCACTAAACCTTCGTGCATTACAGATGCAACCGAATGATCTCTTTCGGTCTTATAGGTATTGCCCGTTGTATCGTAAGCCATCATTTTAAACTTATCATTGCCAACATCTTGCAAGATAATATAATAATTGCCCTTTGCCAACCCCATTTCTTTAATAAAGTTTTCTATCTTATCATCTGCCATTTTTCAACCACTCCATAGGTATTGTTTTTTCTGCCCAAATAAAATCATACCTGTAACACCAATCAGCATAGGTTGTTTTACTACCTTTATATATCTTATTTTTTGCGTTCATAAATACAAAACGTATATCTAAATCTTTATGTTGTTCTTTCACTAACACCATCTTTACTCTGTCTGCTTTATCCAAATGTCCTTTTGCTTCAATAAGAATATTTGTTTGGGGTATGTAAAAGTCGGGTGTGTACGTTCTAGGTTTAGGTACATAAATAAACTTTTTTGATTCATACTCAAACTTTACTTTATGACGTGCAAGAACTCTTGCCAGTTCTAATTCAAATTTAGATCTGTACTTCATATATCTTTCAGTTTCAATCCTAGTGATTGAATCCTTTTGTTTACGTACCCTGCCAGTTTGGGGGATTGTTTTTCTATTGTAATAAGTTGAATTGTTAGGGGGAACATTGGAAAACATACTACTTTACCATACCCGAGTGCTTGACTAATAACTTGAAATTCATTTTCTATCTTTACTATATCTCGTTGTTCTGTCTTGGAAGTGAGAGAGCCGTTCTTTGAAAAGTTTTCACGAAGAGTAAGGGGAACACCTCTTTCATGTTGACGCAAAAAAACTACTTCTCTCCCACCGCCAGTCTCCACGTGGGAGTCTATATAAACGTGGTACATATCCTCGTTTAATTCCATTAAGTCTGCCATGTAATTTCGTGTGTATATAACTGGCATTATAATTCTTTCTTCTTTAATCTTGTGTACCAAACTTGTGGTGGCTGTTTGGCTTTCGATGTAATTCTATCGTGCAAGATTGCATTTTTCCAACAATAACTTTTAAACCCACACATGTTGCAAGGCTTTGGCATAAGCTTGTTGCCCGTTCTTTCGCCTTTGTATTCTTCAAACTCATCTTTGTAAGGTACAATAAATTCTTTAAATGGTCTATTTAGGAATTGAACACGCTTCTTTGCATCTTCAAGGTATTCTTTTCTGTCTTGCTCTTGCCACTCTGGTGCTTCAACTACAGCTATCTCACCACTTGATTTGTTGACAACAATCCACCCACCGAACGGTAATCCCGTTGCTTCTCCATACAGATGACCCTGCATGATATATCCAAATGGATCATCTTCTTTTATCTTATCATACCCACCATAACCCGTGTATTTAAATTTATATGCCCACTCACTTGCAGACTTAATATCCCAAACTTTCTCTTGTCCCGCTTCGTCTCTTATAATTAAATCTAATGTACCAGTAACTTCTGCACCGTTTATTGTTAGTTTAACTGGCTTTTGTTTTGCAACAATATCTACACCTGCTTGTTCTAATATTAAAACAGCTATTGCTTCTATGATATCACCAAATAAAAATCTAAGTAGAGAATTGTATTGTACTTCTTGTTCAATGCCATTCTTCTCTAATAACTGTTGACAGACTGGTCTGCCTAACCCAGACATTCTTAGTCTGTAGCTTTTTTCTTTGTTAAGCTGTACAGTAACTGAGTTTTTGCAATCGTTTGCAAACTCTAAAACGTTTTCGGGGGGAATATTAACTTCCCCCCTACTTGCACGTTCCATGTACTCTTGGATTTTAAACAGCAGCAGCATTGAAATCGTTTGCCAATGTGTCGTCAGCTTGTGTAACTTGAAGCTTCCCGACGTCTCTGCTCTGTTCAAGCACATTTTGATTGTGTGCCTTAACAGTCTCAGCAAACTTCTTCATCAACTCTTTATCTTCGTCTTTGATGTCTACTTCGTGGCTGAGTGTTGGAATAGGTACATAATATGTTACCGAACCCCTTTTCTTTTTATCTGTTTTTAGGGTAATCCAACATTTTTGCATAATCTTCTTTTGCTTAGTAAGACTGTCTATAAAATTTCTGATCGGTAAAAACCCAGATCTTTTAAAGTATGCAACAACAGGATGCTCACTTACCTCTACCTCGTCACCATTGGCTTTAGTAAACTTACCACTGATCTTGGAGTACAAGACTTGGTTACATACTGCAGCCCTTGATTTAAGGTAGATTGGATCATCATCCTTGAGCTTTTCTTCTTCTTCTTGTGGGAGTCTACCACATTTGTTGCC